AGCTACTCTGCCTGTCCTGCAACAGCCGCAAGTCGCACACCGACCGAGCAAAGCAACTAGAACAAGTGTCCTAAAGGTGGGGGCGTTCGTTATTCTATTCGCACGAGGCGGTCGGGTATCCAGCACCGAGTGCGGTAATCTCCTGTAGGACTGCGAGGTTTTTTTATGCGCACGAAGAAATCACCTGAGCGGCGACAAGGTCGAGGCACGAAGGACATTGGAGTCCTGCCTCAGATCCCTGTGTCCGAGGCTTCCATTCCTGTGGCTCCCGCTCATCTGAGCGAACGCTGGAAGAACTCTTGGTCTGTCTTCTGGTCGTCGCCGTTCTCGCAGCTCGTCGCACCTGCGCAACACCCTGCGGTCGAGCGGCTGTTCGGCCTGTATGACGAGCGGGAGCGAATGGACGCATTCATTCGTCAGGAGCCGATGCTTGCTGGATCGCAAGGTCAGCCAGTCGTAAATCCGATGTACCGGCAGAGGACAGCAGCCGACGCTGAGATCAGGCAGTTGGAGGATAGGCTAGGCTTGAACCCACGGTCAGGCTTGCAACTGGGCATCCAGTTCAGCGAAGCCGCGAGGAGCCTTGAGGAACTAAATGCCAGAATCGCTTACGCAGCCAGCATCGAGCAAGGCGAGGAAGACGACCCGCGCCGAGTTGCCGAAACCACCGCAGAAGAGGCCGCTGTACTCCAGTCCGATACCGACTCCGCCACCGCCTAGCTGGGGCGGCTTGATCTGCCGTTGGATTGAGACGAACCTTGTCCACGGAGAAGGCGACAAGTTCGGAGATCCCTTCAGGCTTGAGCCGTGGCAGCGTGCCTTCATCTGGAGACTGTACGAGTACGACGCCAGCACCGGCAAGCGCCTTGTCAGGCGTGCGCTGCTCGGCACCCCAAAGGGCAACGGAAAGACCGAACTACTCGCTGCCATCGCGCTCGCTGAACTCGCTGGTCCGAAGGCGCCACTAGCAGCCAACATCCCAGTAGCCGCCGCTTCCTTTGAGCAGGCTGACCTACTGTTCGGCACGGCTCGGATAATGCTGACGCAAGGTCCTCTTGCCAAGCACTTTGAGGTCTTTGATACGGAGATTCTGCGCAAGGATGGACCAGGGCGTATGTACCGCGTAGCTGCCGCCGCAGGCACGAACGACGGCGGCCGCCCGACCTGCTTCATCGCAGACGAGTTGCACGAGTGGACTGGGAACAAAGAGCGCGTGCATCTCGTTCTATCTAACTCTCTCGCCAAGCGCGCAGAGGCGCTTGAGCTGAACATCTCCACGGCAGGGTCTGACGAGAACACCCTGCTCGGGCGGTTGCTCACCTACGCCAAGAAGATCAGTCTGGGCGAAGTTAGTGACACATCCTTCCTTGCAGAGTGGTGGGCGGCTCGTGAGGGACACGACTACGAGACAGAGGCTGGATGGCGAGAAGCACTAGAGGAATCAAACCCTAGTGCGCCAGCGTTCGTGGACATTGACCGACTTGTCGCACGAGCCACCGAGATCCCACGCCACGAGATGATGCGCTACCACCTGAACCTCTTTGTCCAGCCGCCAGACCGCTGGATCGGGCTTGATCAATGGATGAAACTCAAGGACCTCGCCCAAGCGCCAAAGCCAGGCGACCGCATCGCAATCGGTATGGACGGCTCATACTCTCGTGACGCCTCGTCGCTCGTCGGCTGCACGCTGGACGGCTATCTGTTTCACATCAAGACTTGGGAGCGAAACACCCGCGACCCTGAGTGGACAGTGCCGCGAGCCGAGGTTGATGCGGCTGTTGATCACGCGATGCAGACCTACGACGCCACGCTCTTCTGCGACCCCCCAGGGTGGCAGACTGAAATCGAGCAATGGGCGCAACGGTACGGAGCAAGAGTCGCCATCTTTCCGACCTCATCACTTGAGCGTATGGGTCCAGCCTGCGACCGATTCTTCACCGCCGTTGCGACAGGAGAAGGCCTTAGGCACGACGGCGATCCACTAATCGCTCGGCACATCGGCAACGTTCATACTAAGCAGACGCGATACGGTACTGTGTTGGGGAAGGCGTACAAGTCCAGCCCTGATAAGATTGACGCCGCAATCGCATCGGTGGTCGCCTTTCAGGGTGTAAAGTCCCTGCTAGTTGAACCTAAGCCCAGGGCTAAGGTCGAGTGGATTGAGTTGTAGGGAGACTGATGGGCATTCTTGATCGCGTCTTCCGACGCAGCGAGCCAGAAGAGAAGCGATTCATCGGCGGCCAGTGGCTCGTCCAGGAGGCGCAGACAGGCGCAGCCGGTGTTGTCGTCACGCAAGAAAACGCCACGTCAATCGGCGCAGTCTACGCCGCTGTCAAGCTGTACGCCGACACGGTTGCCGCAATGCCGTGGGACACTTACATCCGCATTGACGGAACGCGCCGACCATACCGTCCGCGACCGCGCTGGATGGACGTGCCGATTCCAAACAACCCGAACTACAGCGCGTTCCAGTTCAAGCATCGCGTCGTCTCGTCGCTGTTGCTTGACGGCAATGCGTTCGTGCTTTGCCTGCGCGACACGTCAGGCAACGTCATTGAGACACGAGTCCTTGATCCGCAGAAGGTAGAGATCAGGACTGGCGAGATGGGCGTGCCTGTCTATCACATTGAGACTGTTGAGGGCGTTGCAATCCTCGGCACCGACGAGATCATTCACATCCCGCTCTTCGCCACTGGCGAGATGCATCGCGGGCTGTCACCAATCGAGCACCACAAGGTGACGCTTGGACTTGCCAGCGCGACGCAACTCTTCTCCGCAAAGTTCTACGAGAACAACGCAAGCGTCGGCGGTCTGATCAAGGTTCCAGGCGAGTTGACGCAGGATCAGGCAGAGGCACTCCGCACTGGCTTCGGTCGCCGACACGCTGGGGTGGACAAGGCGTGGCGCGTGGCCGTCCTAACTGGCGGAGCAGACTATCAGCAACTCGGCGCAAAGATCAGCGACCTGCAGCTCGTAGAGACGCTGCACTACGGCGTAGAAGCCATCGCTCGCATCTACGGCGTGCCGCTGCATATGCTTCAGTACCCAGGCGGCAACACGTCCTACGCCTCGGTCGAGTTGATCGGCATTGAGTGGCTGCGACTCGGACTCGGACCAATCATCGCCAACCTTGAGGCTTCGTTCCAACGCATCGTGCCAGGCAGCCAGCAGACCTTCTTGAAGTTCACGCTGGACGGACTGCTCCGCGCCACCACGCAGGAGCGATACAACTCCTACAGCACCGCACTGAACAACGGCTTCTTGAGCATCAACGAAGTTCGCTCGCTTGAAGATCGCTCGCCAATCGGCGCAGCCGGCGACGAATACTGGAAGCCACTGAACATCGGCGTCGTTGGCGAATCGGATCCGCAAGCCTGATGCCGTACTTCGTCACAGACACAGCCGAGGGCTGCGCGGGTTGGGCGACAGTCAAGGATGACGGCGCAGTGATCGGATGCCACGACACCAAAGATGCAGCGGTCGCGCAGATGGTTGCGGTCTCGCTAGGCGAAGGCATTGAGCCAGGCGGCGAGTATTCAGCCGCTAGGGTTCTGCCAGACAACTACCGACCTGCACTATCGCCAGATGTGCCAGAAGGCCGCGCCTGCGGCAACTGCGTCTTCTACAACGAAGCAAAGATTGAAGGCGACAAGGCGTACTGCGAGAAGTGGGATGACTACGTGAGCGGCGCCTACTACTGCAATGCTTGGGAGCCTGACGATGGCGGCGAAGACGACGGCGAGCAGGATGAGGCGCGCATCCTGATTGACGTGCCGCAATACATCCAAGAGGCCGCTGAGAAGGGTCTGACCTACGAGCGCAACGGCTTCGCCGGTGACGGACTGACCGATCAGACGATTGAAGAGGCTCGTCAGCTACGCGCTGGACAAGTCGAGGATGACAAGGTGACGAGAATGCGGGCGTGGATTCTGCGACACCGTGGCGACTGGGAAGGCGTACCGCGCAACAACAATCCAGACGACGAAGACTTCCCAGGACCAGGCGCTGTTGCCGCCTATCTGTGGGGCGTTGATCCCACAGCAGAGAATGGCACGCAGCGCGTCCTAGAATGGGCAGATGGCGTCCTCGCGCCGCTAGAGACTGAAGAGAGGTTTGACGTGAAGGAACTTGAGACACGCGCTCTGCCGATGGGCGAGTTCACCGTGACAGAAGGCGAAGATGGTCAGAAGACCTTCACCGGCTACGCCGCGCTCTTTGGCGCACCGTCCTCTGGGCTGCCATTCACCGAAGTGATTGCGCCAGGTGCGTTCCGACGCACGCTGAGCCGCGTTGCCGACGGCAAGAAGATCGTCTCATTCCTGTTCGGTCACGACGAGACTCGCGCACTTGCAACGACTGCAAGCGGCCGACTTGCGCTGACCGAAGACGAGCGCGGCTTGAAGGTTGAGGCTCGCCTTGACCCAGCCGATCCAGACGCCGCTGGCGTGATCTCCAAGTTGACATACGAGGCTGTTGCAATGGGAATGTCGTTTGGCTTTACGATTCCAAAGAACGGCGACGAGTGGGACGAGGACACGCGCACGCTGCGCGAAGTCAATCTCTTTGAGGTGAGCGTCCTCTCCGCAGGACAGACTCCCGCATACCCAGCGACGCTGGGTCTTACCTCCGTTCGCAAGGTCGCGTCCCGAATGGGCGTAGACGGCGACCGGCTTATCACAGCCATCGAGTCCCTGAAGTCAGCGACCCCGCTGACCGAGGCGGATGTCGAGGTGATCGAGACCGTCACGGAGAAGTTGGCTCCGAAGCGCACAGGGTTGGATTCGTCCATCGCTCGCGCCAAGTTGCTGCTCGCCGAGATGGAATCGGAATCGCTCTAACAGCCACGAGGTCGCGCCCCGCTGCGCTAAGTACGCAAGCCCGCGAAAGACCATCCCGCTCGGTGAGCCGCACCATTGTGGAAACCAATCAAAAAAGGAGACAGAAATGTCAGACGTAAGGAAGCTACACGAGAAGCGTGCTTCCCTCTTGACCGAGGCTCAGTCCATCGTGACTGACCTTGCCGAGAAGGGCGAAGCGCTTGAGGGCGAGTCACAGGCTCGCTTTGAGAAGCTCACATCAGAGGCTGCAACGGTTGCGGCCGCGATTCGTTCGGAGAAGGATGCGTCAGAGGCTCGTTCAGCCGCTGATTCAGCCCGCGCTGAGTTCGCTCAGGTGATCGCTCCGAAGGTTGAGAAGAGCGAAGGCTCAAACGACGAACTCCGCGCACTCGCCCGCACAGGCGGCGCGCAGACGTTCGAGTACCGCGATGTCTCACGCAGCACTGGCCTGGGCAACCCAGTCACCATTGCTGACCGCGTGAACGTTGTTGCGGCACAGTTCAACCCATTCATTGACCCAGCGATCATCACGGTCGTTCGCACCAGCACCGGCAACAACATCCAGTTCCCACGAGTCACGGCTCTTGGAACCGCTGGATCAGTTGCAGAGGCTGGCACGATCGGTGAGTCCGACGGAACGCTGTCGGCGCTCTCGCTCACTCCAGTCAAGTACGCGACGATCATTCAGGTGACGGAAGAGCTCAGCGAAGACGCTGCGTTTGACCTGAGCGCGATGATCGCCGAGAAGTGCGGTGCGGAAGTCGCAGTTGCTCACGGTGCCTTCGCTGGTACCGCTGTTGCCGCTGCTGCAGCCGTTGGCGCAACTGGTTCGGGAACGGTCTCCGTCAACCCAACCTATACGGATCTCGCCAAGTTGAAGGCGTCCGTGAATCAGGCATACCGACGCGCTCCTAAGGCGGGTTGGTTGATGAACGACGTCACGCTTGGCGTCGTCACTGGTCTCGTCGATACAACGGGCCAGCCGATCTTCCGCGCAGGCGATGCGAACGTTGCAGACCGACTCCTCGGAGCACCGGTCTACAGCGCAGCGCTTATTGACCTGACGGACGACACCGCAGGGGCGATCCTCTTCGGTGATCTTGGGCAGATCTACACCGCTCTCGTGGGCGGCGTGCGAGTTGAAGTTTCCCGCGAGTTCGCGTGGAACCTCGGCCTGATCTCCTACAAGGTAGAAGTGCGCGGCGCGACTGGTCTTGCTCAGGCAAGCGCAGTCAAGTCGTACAAGTCAGCCAACGTTTCCTAATCAGTAGGCGACTAGGTTGAGCGGCGGGGTGCTGGGCTTCGGCTCGGCACCCCGCTCGCATCAGGAGGGGAAATGAACATCTTGAAGAAGCTCAAGGAACTGGCTCGGCGGACGCCTCGTAAAATCAACGCAGAGGCATCTAGGAGCCACGTAGAGCGCGCTATTATCACGCGGTGGGGCAATACAGCCACTGTGACCAGAGAGCCGCTTAGAGAGCGGGAAAGAGGGATTGACGAGTGACGCAGCACCTAAGTAGCAGGCAGATGAGCGTCGGGACGGCGGCAGCGTCCGTCTGCGAGGGCTACGTCTCAGGCACTGAAATCCACCTGCACGCGCTCGCCAACAACTCAAAGGACGTGCTGATCGGCGCAAGCAACCTGACTCTTGCCAATGGGTTCGTGCTACGCAAGGGCGAACACATCACAGTTCGGCTGATGGAACGACAGACGCTCTATGCTATCGCCGAGAACAATGGTCAAATTCTAACCGTCCTAGAAGTCGGAGGCATCTGATGTCATACGCAACCCTCGCAGAGTTCAAGAGCGCCATCGGGATCGGCACTGCCGATACGACCGATGACGGCGCCTTGCAGTCGGTGCTCGATGCAACCGACGCACTGATTGACCTCTACACCGACCGCAAGCAAGGCTTCGGCACCGCGACGGAGACGCGCTACTACACGGCAGAGGAATACAAGTACGTGCTCGTGGATGACCTTGTGAGCATCTCATCAC